TACGTTTGATAAGCTTACGCATATTTATTTATGATGAGAACGTGCAATATCAACGATGGCACACTACATGACACTGTGTTGGCACTTGGCACAGAAGGTTTAGGCTGTAATACTAGGACTGTGCCAGTCCTTGCCTAAACCTCCACGTGCTCAAGGCCGTCGAAATCCCATACCGAGAAATCGATCTCTTCGCTGGCTTCGCCAGCTACCGTGGGTACGATCAGGCTCTCGGTGGGAATATCCTCAAGTACCAACTCCTGCGGGTCTTCCACCTCCGCAGGTTCAGGGAACGGGATAGGCACCACTACATGCTGCTGCTTGAAGCGGCGCTTAATAGCTTGTACCATCGTTTGATCTGCCGCAAAGACCTCTTCGATGGAATAGTTTGATGTAACCACGATACGACGTGGCCTAATGTTCATAGCAGAGCCCTTAGACTCCGCGATAAATGAGTACCTGTCACCCCATATTTTTAGATGGTGACCTAGGCACTTGTGATCAAGCTCGAAGTCATCGATGATGATGTTGTCTTCGTGCTGATACCCATCCCACCATTTGGAGCACGGCTTAAAGTATGCCTCGGGGAATAGCATACGTACGCTACGAGACTTGCCTACTCCAGGCGGGCCCCATACCCAGTAGTTATCGAGCGTGGACAAATCCGGAGGTTTGTCCATGTAGTCCTTTGCGATAGTTTTGATGGTGTTGTACGACCTGAATCTGATGTCGTAGTCAATACCGTCGATGTCGCCTTTCTTGGCACAGTCCCATGCCTCCTTCCAGCGATCTTGCTCAATCTTACCGCGTTGATGACGTTCCATGGGGATAACTCCTGCTTCCCAGAAGTTGCCTTGCTTTTGGCAGTAGTTCCTGTTAACGCGGGAATCACTGCGTGCTTCTTCCCAATGAGCACGACGGAGAATACGCTTGACACTGTGTTCCCAGCGTGCATTTTTGAAATAAATATAGCCCTGTAGATGGGGCGTACCTAACTCACCTACCTCCCTACCTACAATAATGTAGGAGACATTGGTGAGTTCTCTGAGGATCCTTTCCTCATCATCATTGTAGTTGTTTAAAGTGAAGCACCATGCACGTGTTTTCATTTTTCTATTTTGATTTATTTATGATTAAAGCGGTTAGTTTTATATGTTGGCACAGTGTCGGTTATCAACACTGTGCCAGTATCTTCCCCGGTCACGTCCGGGGAAGATATCGGGGAAGTTCCCTCATTAAGGTTTATGGTTTATTGATTTAAGGCTTACGGTTTTTTTCTCTTGCTCGCAACATTTCGCCCCGGGCATCGAAGTCTTGAAAAGTCTTCTGAAATGTGCTCGCAAACAAAAATATCGTGGCCTGCGGCGCCGGTCGCGTTGCGACCTCACGATATTTTTATTTGACGCACATTTCAGAAGACTTTTCAAGCCTTCTCGCCCGGCTGGCGAAATGTGCTCGAGTCCTGACACGGGGTTTTGTTCTTTCCATTGTTTGGTGGTTTCACAAGAAACCTTTTTTGGGGGGGTACCACAACATAAAATATTTACATTATCTCCACACCATAAACCTTACCCGAGCCTTACGCATCTTTATAATATAACGTCGACACAAACGTCATAGCAATACGTGTTGTCGCACTATCTGGTGTTGCATTATTCAAATGGCAGTAACCCAAGGCCATTCTTGGCGAGAAGTTAACTGGCCATACTTGACTATCTACATTGTCATACATAAGCTTCTTCGGTGGTTTAATAACTATTTTAAACGGTCTAAACATTGAATTGTGAACTGCTTGCATGGCAGTATCACCATCTCCAACAGCTCCATAAGGCTTTAACATCCGCATTCTCCTATCCGCATAAAAATGAAATTGTTTCCTATTATGCGGGAGACACCAATCTATTGCTTTGCCCTCGAACGCTTTGCTATCTCCTCCTGCATCTAATAAATTATAATTGTATATGGCGTTTGCCGCCGAATTTGTTGCTTTGTCCCTGAATGCGAATAATCTTAACCCTAGCATATCCGCGTCTGTTCCTACTGCTGTAGTTCCGAGGTCCGCATTATAATACGTAATATATCCTCGGACCACAATTTTCGTAGGTTGTATAACATTACCAATACGCTCATTATTGCCAGTACCTTTTTCCAATTGCGGTAATGGGTTAATAAGATCTGCCGAACCGCTGATGGTTCCATTGAACGATGCTAAGTCGTACTGAACTGACTTATACTTAGTTTCCTGCTGACTACGTACTATCCTACGTATGGTTCGCTTTAATCCTTTACTAGTACGTTTACGTATTCTCCTACGTTTAACAAGACGTTTACGTTTGATAAGCTTACGCATATTTATTTATGATGAGAACGTGCAATATCAACGATGGCACACTACATGACACTGTGTTGGCACTTGGCACAGAAGGTTTAGGCTGTAATACTAGGACTGTG